ATTAAAAATAACATCAATAGGATATTCTCCATACATTTCATGAGAATTATTTGCCATACTTTGTCCTTTTCTTAGCCCCTGCAATCTTAGACATGCGTTCTTATGCAAACGCTGCGTCCCAGAATACCCCATCAATTCTCTTTCAACCCAATTACACATTTGTAAGAAGTCTTCATTTTTCCAACCAGTTGTGTCCTTTTTATTTTCCTTACTCAATGTTATTCTCCTTAGAAATCCCAAGGCAAAAGCCCTGGGATCAATATTTATTTACGCAACAGTAAGTTCAAGAATCTTTTTTGCGTCATCAATATTTGTTACTTTCATCGGATTGTCATAACCCATTTCTTTAGCTGCAGCTACAAGTGGTTTTAATTTTGCTGTTTTACCTTTATTAGCAATACAGAACGCCTTAATCTTTTCTGTGATTTCACTAAGTTCTTTCTGTATTTTAGCTTCTGCCTCAGCTTCCGCAATCTTTTCAGCTCTTTTTTCTGCAGCTGAATCCTGTTCTTTCTTTAATTCATCAACAGATTTACTCCCTTTAGATGCTTCGGCTTTGATAGCATCTGTAAGAGCCTTGATTAATGCATCTGAACTAAATTCAATTTCCGGAACAATGTCAGCAAATCTTGATTTGGAATCGATAGAATAAGAATCATCACGGAATGTAATTTTACGGCTTTCGCTTGTAATTACACCTTTCATAATATCTACATCTTTTTTACCTTCCTTTTTAGTCTTGCCAGTCTTTTCCTGTACGATTTCTCTATCAATAGAAGCAACACCAAGAAAATGTAATTTTGTTTTGATTGCATTAAAATCTCTCATTGACATATTAGTTGTTAGAGAAGTATATGTCTGTCCTGTTGTTACATCGTCTTGTGTACGCTGCTTAACGTGTCCAATAATAATGAAATGAACACCAACCGATTTCAGTTCCCATAACTTATTCAGAACAATTTCTGTTGCCTTATCCTCTCCGGCCATATAACCACCAAAAGCTGCTTTAATAGATTTCACCGGTTTCTCAGGATTCTCCGCATTATGCATACGAATAACTTCTGGCTTTGCAATTTCTACAAGCTGATCATATGTATCAATAACAACTGTTTTCAAATCAGGATATTCTGTGGATTTATTCTCAACGACATCATCCACAAAATCTTCAAATCCAATACTGTTTGTTTCTTCATCATAATCCATTGACCATTCCGGACAATTCAAATAGTTGATTCCATTAATACCGTCAGCGCCATCTTCTTTACCACACTCAAGAAAACGATATCCATCTTCACCTACAAGTTTCTCGCACATCTCTTTAACAATTGTTGTTTTTCCGATACCACTTTCCCCAATAAGTCCAATATTATATGATAAAGGATCAATTTTAATTGTATTCTTTTTTCCGTATCCCATAGTATTTGTTTCCTTTCTGTACTTTGTATAATTTAATTATTATAGTTAATCATCAAGCAGCGAATCTAACATTGAATCATAATCAATTTCTTCATCCTGATCCGTTGTATCAGTTTCTGAATCTTCTTCTACTTCATCCACTTCTTCGTCATCATCTGCTTCAATCAGATAATCTAATACAAGATCATCTTCTGAATACATAGAATCAAATTTCTGAATCTGTGGAATCTTAGATCCGTCTTCTCCAACTAACTTAATAACTGGTCTAGTAAGTAACATCCTGCGTTCTTTACTAGCATTTTCTGTACAAAGTACTAATGCTTCTTCCAAACTGTAAGCTCCCATTTCTACCAGTTCTTTAATATCGTCTGGTAAATCGTCTTCAGTTGTCTGGATCACTGCACCGCCTTCAACAAATACTCCTTGACAAGTAATCAATGTCACGTTTTTCTTAACTTTGAAAAGTTTTCCTGCGCGCTCAATAGATTTTTCATCTTCCGGATCATAAACATATTCAAATGTCTTTCTCAAAGGTACAAACTTTCCGCCTTTTACGGCGCCACCTTCAGTCAAGTCATTACCATTATATTCTTTGAATTTCTCCAGAATGTATGCCGTTATCGGGAACGCACATTTATCTTTATCTGCTTTTCCGATTGAATACTTGTCAAGAAGCATCGACTGAGTAAATGCTGCTTCATAAGTATTCAATTCTTTCTCCCTTGGAAGATAAATACTGTTAATTTCTTTTCTTACTTGTACATGTTTGTCATATACAGTATATTTTAACTGCCCTCTTACCTTAATCTCCATACCATCCTGCAATGCTTCAGACAGATATTTAATTGCATCATATGCATGTAAGAATTTATTGATAACAACTTCACCTTTTGTATCCTTCTCAATACCAATTTTGATAAAGCAAAGCTCTCCAATATCTTTTAGAATATCCTCGTCAAATCGATCATCAAAATCAATCTGGTATCTGTTATCAAAATCATCTCCACCATTCTCATCTTTGCCATGAACATAAATCACATTGTTTCTACCAGCTCCATAACCACCCATTAATTCGCAGCCAACTTTTCCGTATTTATCACCGCAGTCAACATTCAGGTTAATAGAATTGTAAATCCAGTCGCTTTTCTTAGAATGTTCATCAATTTTGAATGTGTAATCTTTAATACATGCCTTTCCAATCAATTCAAATGTCTGAACCCAACCTTTTTTATCTAACGGTTTTTTTTCTTTCTGTTTTGCCATTATTTATTATTCTCCTATTCTATACCATGTCATAATCATAATATTTTCTATCATTGTTTAATTTCATCGAGTCATCTTCAAAATATCGAATCACATTTAATCGCCCACAATGTTTGCATTTCACAAGCTTGGTTGAATATCCATATCCATTCTCATCAAAGATGGCGTCTGTTTGTTTGTATGCAAATCTTTTTTTACAAGAAGTACATAATCTACTAAATGCTGTTGCCACCATTCGTGTCCTCCTTTCGCCTTACTTTGCTCCAGTCGGACCGAGAATAATCTCTCGTGCGTAATTCATCGAAATAACGGAACAGAATTTTCCAAAATATTGTCCTGCTGCTCGAACTACTTCCGGTTCTTCTTTTACACAATCTGTATAAATTCTGTTTGGAAGATTCCTTGCAACAGTTTTCATATCCTGTTCACACCACTCTGTTGGGATGATTCCTTCATCACGCATTTTATATAACTCTTTTTCAACTCTACGCCGCGTCACGACAGATTTTACAAGTTCCTGTGCTTCTGTTCGTTCTTGCAACTTTTGTGGATCTTGAATCTTTTTAACATGATTCATTTTTGCGACTTCATGAAATTTATCTCCAACGATTTTCACTACAAATGGTAATCTGCTATTCGGATCGTTTAATCTTGTTTGGTTCTTTATAACAATACCTTCTTGAATTTCTCCATATCCCGGATGATCCATAAAACTTTGTACATGTTCCCAACTGACAAACGGTCCAACATAAAATGTATTGATATATGTAAGTCCATGCGTTTCTGCAAATGCCTTTACTTCTGACTGAGGAAGATATTTTTCTTCCCTTACATCATAAATATCAAATACGTACCATTTCTTAGTATTTTCTGGATAATAAATAATCGCATTTCTTGCTCCAGACCATTCTCCAAATATTACATAGTCCGGAACGTCTTTATAATCTTCAGGATTTAATTCCTGCACATAATTATAAAAACCATTTAATGTATTGTTCTGATCCAACGTATGTCTTCTGGAAAAAGCTACCATTTTGCCAGTCTCTGCATCATATCTAGCTGCTGCATTGGATCCGTCGAATTTTTCCTGGATAACAATTAAGTCACCCGGTACAAATCCATCTGCATATCCTTCTTTCAGACGTTGAATATCCATAAATTTCTTCTGCTCCATTATTTCACCTCGCTTTCCGAAGTGGAATAACTTTGCAGTTTATTGTCACACTGACATCTATGCACTGATCTTTTAAGATAGTGCTTCAAATATTATTTCCTATTCCTCATTTATACGTGCCTGTATAATTAAATTTTATTACTTTACAATTTTTACTTTGCAGCCAAACTTTTCTTCAACTTCAGCCATAGTTACTTCCTTAATTAACTCTTCATAGATGCATTCAAATCCATGACATTCTGCTGCATTATATTCTGTAATTGCTTTATCACCAAGATAATGTTTGTCTTTCGTTCTCCATACCTTAATAATACGAT